TCACCATTTATATCACACAAGACGCACGGATTCAAAATATTGTTGACTCCGTCTTTTCCGATCCGTCCAATTTTCAGGCTTACACCTACTATCAGCTGGATTACCGCCTGACTCTTTATGACCAGAAGGATCCCAATATTACCGATAATTTCGGGGGTCCGCTGGGCCAGCTTGGGCAGGGCCTTAATGAGCCCCTCCGCCAGGGCGGTAATGAGGGAAGGGGCCGCGTCGATGAGCTCCCCCAGGCTGTCCGGGTTGGTGAGGGTCTCCACCAGCTGAAGCACCGCGTCCACCCCCGCCGGAATGAGCTCCGGCAGGGCGCTCCCGATGCCTTGGGTCAGAGTGGTCACCAGCTCCAGCCCTGCGCCTCCCATGTCGGGCAGGCCCGCCAGAATGCCGGAGACGATTTCCCCCAGCACGGTCCCGCCCGCCTCCAAAAGGCTGGGCAGGCTGGCCGAGATAGCCTCTAGGAGCGCGCCCATGAGCTGGCCCGCCGCCTCCGCCGCCTGGGGGGCCTTCTCCGCCAGGGTATCGGCGAACTCCGTGATACCCTGGGTGAGCTGGTCCACACCGCTCTCGTCTCCAGAGGCCAGGGCGGCGATACCGTCCAGCATCTGGGTGATGGAGGGCATAAAGTCCGCCTGGACGGAGGTCTTGATGTTGGCGACGGCCTCCCCCACCCGGCCCAGGGACTCATCCAGGGAGGCCTGGGCGTCCCGCGCGGCCACAATGGCCTCGTTGTTCCGATAAAAGGCGGCGCTGGCCTCGTCGTATGTACCGGACAGAGTGCTCATAATGAGCCGGTTCCGGTCGGATTCATCGGTACACTCCGCCAGCTTGGCGTTGAACTCGTCCTCGGAGATTCCCGCCCAGTTCAGCGCGTCCGCCAGGGAGCCGGTAATCTGCCCCACCTTGGCCGTCTCGTTGGCCGACTCAATCAGGCCCTCAATGGGGAGGCTGTCGCCGAAGGTGCCGGACACCCCGGCGGCAATCTGGGTCCACTTGGTCAGGTCCTGCTCGTTGTCCGCCAGCTTGGCCAGCAGCTGGGAGGCCTCCACGGCGGTGTCCGTGTCTCCCAGGATTTTGTAAAACTCCCGGTAGGCCGTCTGGGCGGAGTCAGAGGAATACCCCGCCGCCTCATAGGCGGTCTGGAGCTTCCCCTGTGCCGCCCGGTATTCCTCCGTGGCGCTGTCCAGGTTCAGCAGGGAGGACACCAGCTCCCCCACGGCGGACACCGCCGCCTCAACACCGGCGGAAATCAGGGTGCCCATAGCCACCGTCATAGCGGAGAGCTTCCCGCCGGTGTTTTCGGCCTGACTGCCCAGGTCCTCCATGCCGTCCCCGGCCTCATCCAGGCCGTCGTCTATGTGCTCCAGGGCCTCGTTATTCTGGGACAGCTGGCGCTCCATCTTGTTGAGGTCCGCCGTGGCGGTGTTGACCGACGCTTTCCACTTCAGAGTCCGGTTGTCGTTCTCCCCAAACGCTTTTGTGGCCTCCGTCAGGCCCTCGTTGAGCTTGGCCAGCTTTTCCTTTTGAGCGTCAATTTGTTTGTTGAGGACTTCATTCTGGGCTGTCAGCTTCTCCGCGCTCTGGTCGTTCCGGTCATAGGCAGAGGTGACCGCCTTCATCTCCGTACCAAGGGTCTTGATGTTCTGATTGATATTGGTGATAGCCGCCCGAAACTCGGATTCACCCTCTATCCCAATCTTGGGCCCGATATCATAGGCCACGCGCTCACCTCCTGCCGCACCGGCTCATCTGTTCAAACAGGGAGCCGCCCCGCTGTATCTTCTCCTTCGCGCCGCATTCGGCAATCTGCCAGCAGGCGATTTGGTCAAAAACCCGGCCCACGGGCAAATACTCCACCTGGGGCCGGGTCAGGCCAGCCTTAGCGCCGTTGTAGTACAGCCACGCCCGGCTTACGGCTCCGCCGGGGCGGCTGCGTCCTTTTTTGGCTCGGCTTCCACCTCCCGCTTGGTATCGCCCGAGATGGTGGAGAAAATAGCCCTCACCGCCGTACCGCTGGTCACATCCAGCAAATCCGAGGGGGCGCAGGTCAGCGGCTCGGGCAGCTCTCCGCCCTCCGCGTGGACATAGACCCGGCCGGCCTGCATCAAAATTGTCAATACCTTGTTGAAAGCGTCCATCTTGGCTCGAATGCCGCCCTGCATCAGGGATTCACCCATTTTTGTCAAATCACCAAAGGCGTCCTCTAACGCCGCCGTGGCCGTCAGGGAGCAGCACAGGGGGTGGCGCTTGCCCGCCAGCTCGATATAATTCACCTTCATGCTGCGCCCTCCCCGTCGTTCAGCCGCTCCATAGCCTCGCTGATTGCCGCTTCCGCCTCGGGCTCGGGCTTGCCCAGGATGCTGTAAATATAGGCAATCGCCGCGTCCTGGGTGGGGAACACGTACCGGTCATGCCAGGGCTCCCCGTTGCCCATGCGGCCCATAACGGCCCCCTCCAGCTCGTTGGTCTGCCACTCCAGCGACTCCCCCATGGTCTGGGCGGACTCGGCGGGCATTTTGTAATCTACCCCCCGGAAGAGGACCACCTCATGGGAGCGGACCCCGTTTTCCTGGTTCATGCGGATGTAGGCCGCGCCCACGGTGGCGGCGGTTTCCTCACCGGTATAGGAAATGCCGGTGCCCGTCACGGGCTCCGTCTGGCCCTCTACTGTCACCTGAACCGTTTTGAGCTCCAGGCCGTAGATATCCGCCACGGCCTCCAGCTTCAGCCGGGAGGTGGTGTGGGTCAGGGTACCGCCAGAGGCCCCGGAGGTGTCATTCTCCTGGACCCGGTTGTTGGCGTAGAGGGGGTTGCCCTCCGATTGGTTGGGCTCAAAGCTGGCATCGATGGCCTCCCCCAGCAGCTTGGTCCCGCCGGTGTAGCCGGTGACGGATCCATCGGTCAGGGTGGCTTTGGCGTAGAAGATACCGTAAATGCCGATTCCGGCCATGGTGCATCATCCTTCCATAACTTTTTTGGTCTTTTCGTCAATGGTATTTTTCATGGACGCAATGGCCTCCTTACGTTTGGCGGCCACGGCGTCCTTGATAAAATGGTTGGCTTTCATGAATGTGGTTCCCCGCTCCACAGACCGGGCCAGCATCGCGACAGGCTGGCCGTTTGGCCACCGCTTGGTACGGAGCTTGCTGTAGCCGGAAAAACCGATTTTCACATCAAAATGCCCACTCCGATCCTCCTGCATAGGAGCAATGCCCAGGCCGCTGGCAATCGCCTGTGCCTCAATCTTTCTGGGGCCCTTGGCAGGGTGCTCTGGAGTTCCCCAGTGCTCATCTGTGGGAACCGCAGTAATTCTTTGGGCAATCTCATCAGCTACGATTCCTGCCGCACCATAGATTGCCTCTCCTATGACCTCTTTCTTATACTGGGCACTCAGTCTGGAGAGTGCCTTTGTGTACTCGTTCAGCCCTTTCAATTCGATTTTTGCCATTAGCACACCTCCCAATCCCATGTGTGGTGAAAGAACCCTGTCTCGTCCTCATAGTCCGCGCCCAGGTACCGCCAGGCGATTCCAGACCGGTCAAAGGACTTCCCCAGGGCCTCCGCCCACGGGTCAAATTCAATTTTGGTAAACAGGTCTGTGGACCCGGTGACCGCCCGTTCCTGGTGAATGCCGTTGGCCTCCAGGTCGTTGGAGCCGTCCTCCTGCCACACAAAATAGCGCTCCGACTTCATTCGGGCGGCGTGGCTCACCGCCTGCGTTACCGCCAGGTGGGCGGAAATGATACGGTCCTGCCAACTCACGCAATCCCTCCTTTCAAAAATTCATAAATCTAAAATGCCAGGGCTTGCGAAACCGGCCTTTTTCGGTTATACTGAACACGGAAGCACCAGAAGCGCCGTGAAAAAAGGAGGCACTAAAATGAACATGCAGGAGAACGCCAGACTGATTCTTGGGCTCCGGGCAAAGGGCTGGACCGACACAGAGATTGCGGATTTCCTGCTCTGGATTGAATCTGGAGATGAACAGTACAAACCCAAGGGAAACGACGCCTGATATGCAAAGGAGGTGCGGGCTGTGGGAACCGAAAAGGAGCGTAAGGACACTCAGCAGGCAACGCTTTATGAGCTGCGGCGGCTGCTGAAGAACAGCGGCAAGGAGTCGTACACAGTAGAAGAGCTCTGCGAGCTGCTGGACACCATTGCCGACGCAAAAGCGCAGGAGTAACCGCCTACAGGAGGCCGGGGCTGGGCCCCGGCTTTTTTTGTTGGTCTGGCAGCGCATATACCTGCTCCACCGCCGCCAGGGTCAGGTCTACACTGGGCGGGTACACGTCCCGCACCGACTGGACCCAGTCCACCCGGTACTGCCGCCCGTCCCCGGTGACGGCCACATCCTGGGAGCTGACCCGCCCGGTCCTGGGTACCCGGATCACCCGCTCGATTTTCACCTGATTCTGCCGGGCGGAGTAGTACCGCTGGATGCCCAGCTGACGCTCTTCATAGCGCAGGGTGAGCTTTTTCTCCAGGACCGGAACCGGGAGCCGCCCCGGCTGGGCCCCGTCGGTGACGGTGTAAATGGCCACCAGTCCGCCGTTAAAGCTCTGGGTAATCTCATTCCCCGGACGGAATGGAAGCTGACGCATACTCCTTCACCTCCCGGTCATGCCGC